TGATGACGAGCATCTTCGTTAAAGTAAATAGCTACTTGCACTTGAATTTGGTCTTTTGTGCCAAAAAAGTTAGTAATTCGTGCATAAGCGTCAGGTGCTGGTGCGCCAAATTGTGTTGCTACTGCGAGTTTTAATGCCATGATGTTGCTCCTTAAAGTTTAAAATATAAGCTATTAATACACTATTAGTTGAGTTTAGGGGTTATTTATAATCTATTAGTAAGTCATTTCGGTTGTGCGAATTTGTGCTACTGTTCTGATAGTCGTACTAGCTTGTCCTGTAAAGGTAACTTTTAAACCACCATTGGTAGTGTCTGCTGCTAAAGCTATTGTCCAAGTTGCTGCGCCTACATCAGCGTATAAAGAAGTTACTGTAGAACCAACAAGAGTAGTAGTTCCTACGCCAGCACCTCGTTTAATTACGCCTTCAATAGTCCAGCCTTTAGTATCTCCACCGCCAGTTACGCCTGATATAACCTCGCCACGAAAAAAGTAAGCAGAGTTATTAGGTAGTATTACTTGGTTTGTTGTGGATGCGGCTGATGAGTTGCTTGTAAGAACTGTAGGGGTTGCATCTGTTGTTTGTCTGCCAAGAATTAATAAAGATGCTTGAGAAACTCCTGATGAATTTGAAACAGGGTCGTAACAAGCAGGGAAAACTTGAACACTACCTAAACCTCTAGCAGTTCCGTGTCTGCCACCCAAAATTGCAGAATTATATCCGTTTGCAATGTTGTTATCACCACCAGCTATTACAGAACTTTCTGCGGATGCTTGATTTGCATATCCACTACCAATAAAAGAAGCAGAACCAGAAGCCGTATTTCCTCCAACAAAACCAACTCCATTAGTGCCGCCACCACCTACAAAAGATGAAGCTCCACTAGCAGTGTTTTTAATACCACCACCAACAAAACTCCAATCCCCACTAGCTGTATTCCTATTAGCCGCAGTTCCTGCATCACCACCACCACCGATAAATGAATAACTACCTGTAGCTTGGTTGTTTCCTCCTCCTACTACTACTCCATGAGGGGTGTAGAAAGATAGAGTTGGTGTTCCTGTAGCGTTAGCATTTTGAGAAAGGGTAAGGGATGTTCCGCTTATGGCGGCTACATAGGTATAAGAAACAATGCCTGTGCCAGTTATTAACTGACCAACTTTGATAGAGGCGTTTGAAGCTGCAAGAGTTACCGCAGTAGAACCACTTGTAACCCCGTTTGTTGCAGCGGCTTGGGTTGTAACAGTAGAAGATGATGTTCCGCTATTTGTATAGCCGCCTCCAATAAAGTTAAAATAACCACCTGCTATGTTTGATTGACCAGCAACAGAAACAGAATAATCTTGTGAAGATTGATTGCTTTTTCCTCCTAAAATAGAAGCTCCTGTTGAAGCAACCAAATTATTTGAACCGCCAGCAATAGTTGAAAAACCTGAATTTGACTGGTTGTTTAAACCGCCACCAATAACAGATTGTGGACCAGCAGCCACCTGTCCAGCAGAAGTTCTACTTGTCTGCCAATCAACAGCATTAGCACCCCTAGCATTACCACCTACTGAACTAGATGTAGTAGCTTGTGCTTGTAGTGCGCCTGTTCCTGCTGGAGAAACATAAAGAGAACCATCTGATTGAAGTCCTAGTCCTGCTACTCCACTAAAGGATAGGGTAGGCGTTCCGTAAACTGCTGTGGTGGTTGTGGGGACATAGGTATTTGTTACAGAGCCGATTTCAAGCTGTGCGCCATAAGCCAAAACCGATGTTGTCAAACTGTTTGTTTCCGCACCAACAGCAGATGCAGAAGAAACAATATAAATACCACAAGATGCCGCAGCAGTAGCAACAGAAACTGCGGTTATTGTGCATCTATACCATCCATTTCCAATAGATGTAATTGCACTTGTTGGTGTTGCACCAGTTCCAGCCCCAACTGTTCCCGCAGTTCCAGCATTTAAATCAAAGTTAGCGTATTGACCACCAGCCGCAGAACCAAATCTTAATTGAACATAGTTATTAGTACCTTTTTTAAGATACCAAGATTGTGTATAAGTAAGTCCAGAAATAGGATTTAATGATTGAATTAATCCATGTCCGTTAGTTGAGCCATCTGCTAAAACTGTCCAACCTAATGAACCGCCAAATGGGTCAGTTTGCCCAACTGTAGATGAAACAAACTGATTTGTCCAAGTTGTTGTAAAACTGTTTGACTGTAAATATAAATTCTGTCCAGTACCTTTTAATACTTCTGTCTGTCCTGTAATAGTAGTAAATGTACCAGCGGCTGGGGTAACTACACCAAGTGCGTTGGGGTAGTCTGAAGATATTTGTTTTCCTGCAGGGTAGTCACACCATACTGTTACAGTGCCGCTAAATGTGACAGCAGAACCTGAATTTGAGGAAGATAGAATTGTGGTGCGCGTAAGCGTATTTGGGCTAGTTGTATAAGTTCCAAGACCTACTTCCCAGTTTGTGCCATCTGTTGCGCCATAATAGGTTGTATTCCCAGTACCAATAGCCCCAAAAGACTGATAGCTTGTCATAGCCCCAGATAGCGTAAAGCTAACAGTCGTATTTGCTGTTGCGGTTTCCTGCGCACGGTCTATGAGTATAAAAGCCATATTATTGCCTATTGTCTATCAGCACCCATTGGGTACTTTCAGTGTTGTCTATTTTAACCCAAGCGGCTGCTAGTAATAGCTCTGCAACAGTCATATTCTCGGTTATAGATTTAGCATAAGTTGCTGGTCCTAAAGCTAAATCAACTACTCCTATATTATTACTAACTTGTCCTGTAAAAGCTGCTACTACCGCCCTAGCATCTGAAAACGTCATAGCTTCTGAAATAGCAGCAACAAATGTAGCTATAACTGCTTCAGCATCAAAATCAGATAAAATACTTTCAGAAATACTTGAAACAAACAAAGCCAAAACCGATTCAGAATCTGAAATACTTTGATTTTCACTTATAACTGAATACTGTGTTCTTAGTGGCGCACTTATATCTAAATAAGTAGCATTTTCTGTAATTGCACTAACATATGATGCAGTTACGCTTGCCAAATCTGCGCTAGTAAACCCTTCGGAAATAGCAGAAACAAATAAAGATGTTGCTGTTTTTATGTCTGCTAAAGTAGCCGCTTCTGTAATCGCAACAGAATAATATGCACTGCCTAATCCAGCAAATGCAGGTTGAGCAAAAGCAGCGTATCCAAACATTATAGAATTACCCAACGAGAGCCAGTAGATACTGTAATTGTTGTGCCAGTAGCTACAGTAAACGGTCCAGCAGTCATAGCATTAGTACTTGCTGGTACAGTATAAGAAGATGGGTTAGTTTGTGGATTTATATAAAACCCTTGGCTAGCTTTCATTACTGGAGCGGCATGGGTTGTTCCGTCAAATGTAAATGATGATGATTGGTTAGGTGTTGTAGTACCCTGTCCATAAGGGACATAGGTTGTTGTATAAGTTACTGCTGAGGCTTTACCGTTAAATGTATTCCAATCGGTAGAAGTTAAATAACCATTTGTACTAGTGGTTGCTGCGGGTATACCAATAGATACAGCGCTTGAGCCGTTATAGCTTGAACCTGTTAATGGAGAGCTAATAGTTAAAGCGTTAGTTACTGACCCAGCAGTTGTAGCAGTTGTAGCATTTCCACCAATAGATAGCCCAGATGCGGTTCCAGTAATATTAGTTCCAACAAAAGAAGCTGGGGTTCCTAACGATGTGGCGTTTCCAGAAGCATCAAGGTTTACTGATTTTCCAGATGGATAAGTAACAAATATGTTTACTGTACCGCTAAAAGTAACAGCGCTTCCAGAATTGGATGAAGACAGTATTGTTGTACGAGTAAGCGTTGGGCCTGTAGTTGAGTATGTGCCTAGACCTACTTCCCAGTTTCCAGAAGCATCAAACGCAGAGTAATAAGTAGTATTACCATTACCAACAACGGCAAAAGACTGAAACCCCGTTACAGAGCCGCTTAATGTAAAGCTTACGGTTGTATTGGCAGTTCCAGTTTGCTGAACTCTATCATACAGCGCCAGAGCCATGTTAGGCTCCTATTAACTTGTGGCCGTTGTGCTATAAGTCACAGCCAAACTATCACCAGAAGCTACAGTCTTTGAACCGCCAGTAAAGTTACCAGCAGAATACAAAATACCAGTAGTCGTATCTTTAGTAGCAGAAGCAGATGCGCCAGAGTTAATAAAGCAGCCGTTAACAGTACCAGAGCTAGTCATAGAGAAAGTCAAAGCAGACGCTGTTTTAGTAGTAACGTTTGTCGGCGTTGTTCCTGTAGAAGTAGCGGCAGTCCAGTTAGGGCTTTGACGATTACCTGTATAAGCTGGAGCATTAGTACCACCAACTTCAGTCCAAGTATGTGAAGCCATAGTATCAGCAGCTGTATAAGTTGCAGTACCGCCCAAAAGACCTAAATAGTTAGCGCCAGCAGCAGTTCCACCACTAGTGCCAGTAGCACCGAAGTAAAAGTCAAATAAAGCCTGTTTGCCTACAGCAGTAACTAAGTTAGGAGCTTTATCTTCCCACTTTAGGTTGCCTTCAGAGTCAAAGCACTTAACATCATACCAACCTTGGATTCCCAAAGTTTCGTTGTGCTGTGCGCCACGGGTTACTGATGCGCTTGCGCTATCACCAAAATTTGATTTTTCAATGCTCATAATTGCTCCTGATTAGGTTCAAACTTATTACGTTTACTTATGTTTTCCTTTGCAGGAATAACTCTTAAATTTTCTGGTACGTGAAGTCCAGACACTATTTTACCCTGTAATGGGATGATATGGTCAACATGATACACTAAGCCAACCCTATTTAATGCAGCTGCATACGTATAAATACACTCTATTTCAAATAAATCGACTTTTGTTAACCATTTAGGTATTCTTTGTATTTTAGCTAATTGATGTCTACGAGATTTGATAGTTGCTTTAGCCGGATTATTTTTAGCCCATTCTTGACTTTGGGTAGCCAGCTTATGTTTATTAGCTTCTCTATATTCTTTATACCAATCAGCTCTTTTTTGTTTGTTATTTAAAACATATATACTGTTTCTAGCTGTTATATGTTCTTTATTAAATAAATAATATTCAGCTTTTTGTGTCTTTCTAAACTCTTTATTTTTTGCTTCCCAAACTTTAGCACGATTAGCCGCACATTTTAAACAGCACCTAGTACTTATAAGGCGTTCTGCTATATGCCCGTTCTTACATGGATTACCCGTAAAGTACTTTTTTAGCCCTTTTTTGGCTGTTTCTTTGGGTGAAATTACTTCCACTTACGATATCCTTAAAATAGCACTTGTAGATGTTGGGGTAGGAAAGGTAACGGTAAAAGTACCTGCTGCTGTATTTGTTTTATCCGAACCAAAATCCAACACCGCTACAGCTGCTCCAGTAGTTGAATTATATATCAAAGCACATCTAGCAGTAAAGGAAGCTGAAGTCCAAGTTACGTTAGAAAAAGACACATAAGAGGTGTTATTAGTAGTATCCCCTACTGGGACTTGGCTAATTGTTAATGGCTTTCCAGTCGCTGTATACCCAGAACCAGTAATTTCGTTAGCAGTAGAATATGCCGTAGTTGAGTTATTTAGGTTGGCATTACCAGTATAAAGGGCAATTTTATAGGTATAAGGGGTTCCAACAGCAAAGTTCTCTAACCCACTAAGTAGGTTAGTTTTAAATGCGGTACATTGGCCTTGGGAAATCATAGTTTATCGTACGGCAGACTTGTCTGCCCTTTTCTGTATGCATCATTACGTTCCAGACCATCGCCAAGGCGTTTAAGTTGGGCTAGCGCTTCTTGGTATAGCTTTTCATAGTACTGAACCATATCTTGCTCACCTTTCATAAAAACTATAGCTTCACGCATAGAGCCATAGAATAGTACCGGGTCATAATTATCCCCAAGCCAGCTAGTTCCAGCAGCGTTTGATACGGTAGCTACTTTAATAGAAAAGCCAGTTCCGGTAGAGCCAAGGGAAGAACAAGAAAGAATATCGCCAACTACATAAAAGTTACCGCCAAACTTAAGGCTGCAGGATGTGGCAACTCCGCCAACAATAACAATGTCTGCAGTTGCATTAGCGCCCGAACCACCAGTTAATGGAACATTTTGGTACACCCCATTGGTATATAGCGAGCCAGCAGTTAACGTATTTAGCGTAGCAATTTGCCCTTGAACAATGGTAGGTGGGTAGTAAAAATAGTGCATTTCTACCACGTAGTTACTATCTGGTGTTGGGGCTAAAATATATGATAAAGCTTCTAGATTGCCGTACTGGTTACCAAATAATGCGTAGTATTTCGGAACACCGCCGGGAGTGCCTTGATATGCCGTACCTGCATAAGTTACGCTTGGGTATGCTTCTCGTAGGAAGTTAACGTCTTTATTGAGCAAGTAGTTGTAGTTACCAGAAGAATCAACAACGGCTACAGAATACGAAGCCAAATAATCGCTAGGTAAAGACAAATACTGATTTCCGCTACTAACATTACCAGTAACGTTCTTGCGTAGTGGTGGAATTTGAACTGAGTTATATATGCGATCTTCAGCTTGCTGCACAAATACAGGAATAGACGCCACAAATAATGACTCGGTATTCTCAGCATATGCCTGGATATTGTTATATAACGTTTCGTAGTTCATCCGGGTTTACCCTATATATGACACTTAAGCCATTGGCCCACGTGACATTTTGCCTTTAGTCTGAGCTTTACCACCGCGCATTTCAATGCCAGAAGTCTTAGTCGGCTTGTAGTTACCCTTACTAACGTTAGCAATAGAAATATTCATCTCATCCATATATTTGGTTCCTACTTGCAGTGACTCTGCAGGTAACTCGCCATTAACGCCTTTACCGCCCATAGTGTGTGGCTGTGCGTATTTATTAGCTGGTTTGTTATTTGCCATGATTATTTCCCGTTTGCTTTAACTTTAGCCAAGTTACGGCCCATTGATAGCATGTCTGCATCGGTTTTACCGCCAGCAGGTCCTTTACCAACTTTTTTACCCATTTCGATGCCAACATGTGAACCGGAATCACCAAGGTTTTTGCCCTTAGTTTTACCTTTACTTGTTACACCGTCAGCTGCGCTTTTATATCCCATATCCTACTCCTAGTTAATTGTTACTGTTCCTACTTGCCCTTGCCCAACCAAATAATTCGGCGTTTCATTGTAGTCATACCCCTGACCTACAGGAGCCCAACCCCACTGCGTATCTCGACTTCCGCCAGCTTGATATCCATACGCCGTCAAACCTGACTG